TGTTTACCAACGTGTTTCATAAATGCCATGTTACTCTCCTTGTGTGTTACTGGCCCGGATTTCTTCCTGGGCCTTGGCTTGTGCTACTACTGCTTCTAAAAAATTTGTAAGCTTGTCATATACTGCACCGATTTCGCTCATTTCCGCGGCTCGGAAAGCGCCACGTGTGCTTGCAAGATCAATGATATTCTTTAAAAGACCAAGATCAGCAATTGTAATTTCTTTGTTTTCCATGTAGATATTTAATAAAAAAGTAAGAGACAAAAAAGTTTTTTACTGTGTTTTATGCCTATTTAGAGCAAATTGATCAGTTGGAACAAAAACGACTCCAATGGTCGTTGGGTCCAGTAACTGGATCTATGTCAGTGAGTTTATTCCAGCCTGGGGGAACAGCAATAATACTAAACAATGCACTATCACTAAACACATTTTCTTCGTTGTCTTTGAAGTTTTGTTTGTTATAGTTCGAGATACAGGCCCAGTACAAATGATACCCTAGATCAGTTAGTATATTGTATATCTTGTCAAGATTTGGAGACTCTTGTGCCTCGTAATAAATTACAGGGAGATTCTTTTTAATCTTGTCAAGACACCCTTGTATCACTCCAAGTTCGGAACCTTCTGCATCAATTTTGATCACGTTTGGCGCAGGAACATCTTTTAAATCATCCAATCTTACTGCTGTAGTTTCTACCCCATCTTCTTTATTGATAAGCAACTCGCCATAGTTACCGGGAATGGTTGGGTCAAAAGAATGAACTAAAATATCCCCGGGCACGTTGGTGGCAGCCGCACGATGTAAATAAACATTGCCAAGATTTTTGGTGTTTTCTTCTAGCAGTTCAAAATTCAATGGATTGGGTTCAAAGCAATAGACCTTTGCACCTGTGCTGGCAAAAGCAACGGCATGATTACCAATATTAGACCCTACATCATATACCACCACAGGTTTGTTTGTGATGTTATTAACAATGTTGAGCAAGAAGTTTATTTCTATTTGTTGATACTCTCCGTAGAGTTTTAAACTACGTCCAATGATTCGATCATTTGTGTAGTATGTAAAATTTTTATGATATCGCGTTTCTGTTGTTTCTTTTAAATTGTCCATTATACTTCCTAGTATATTAATTAGTTTTGTTAGTGCCAGGGAATAAATTTATGCCATGCGATCCACATTTTGACCAGGTTGATTCATTTGGCGATTGCGTTCAATGCGTTTTTGTTCGTCAATTTCTGCTCGTTGTTTATTACGACGCTCTTCTAATCTCAGTTCTTCATGTCTTTTATCTAACTGCTTGATTTCAGTGCGTCGATAAATTTCGGCATTGTATTCGGCAACTTTACTTACATTCATTATTCATCATCCTCATTGTCTTGGTTATGGTCCATAGTTTGACCCGGGCACAATATCCATTCTGAACGTATACAAACTGTATATCCGTATATGGTATGGATGCCAAAATACAAAATAAAAACGGCAAAAAATACGTTAACGGGTTTGAACATTATGCATATTCTTTTTCTGCTTCATAGTAAGCATATTGTCCCCATGGTGGAACAATAGTTGTGGTGCCATGCAAGATCCAAACTGTATCTGCATAGTTCTCATCACCCCACGAACCGTACGGGTATCCATCTGTAAACACTACCAGTCGCTTGGGTTCGATTTCGTTGTCTTTTAAGTATTTAAACATACAGGTAAAGTCTGTGCCACCACCACCGGATATCTCGTACTCACGGATGTCGTCTAAATTCTCACTGTCGTATTGCTGTGGATTGTAGCACTCGGTGTCAAATGTTACCACATGGATTTTGTATGCAGGAAACGATTCCATAATGTTGGCAGTCTCACTTAAAATATCTCGAAGCATACTATCTTCCATTGACCCAGAAGCATCGATAAACAATGCAATATCGATCATTGGATCCAATTTCATGCCAGGCATGACAGCATCCATGTGCCAGCCTTTACGGCTTGCTCTCATCCAGGTGTAGTCACTTTTAATTGTGCTCTCCAATTGCATACGCAACAATTCTCTCCAGTTCATCTGGGGCTCTGTGAGCTCTTGTATAATTCTTTTAACGCCAGCTGGCAAGTTACCAGCACCTTCTGCATTGGCTGCCACTGCCGCTAACATGGCTTCTTTGATCTCGTCCTTGATGGCCTGACGGTCTTCTGCTGACAGTTTTGGGCGTTTGGCCTTGCTGTTGTCATCCGGGTTGTCACCGCCATCGCCATCACTGTCATCCAGGTGCTCGTCGAGCATTTTATCCAACAAGTCACCAATGTCAATTTTCTCAGCATTTTCGTACAATGCATCGTAAACTTCCTCGGCGCTCATGCCTTCATATTTTTTGTCATACAAGCAAGGTACACTGGTAATGAACTCTCCCACACCGTGTTTTTTCAGATCGCCGTTTACACAATAGTCGTCTGCAATATTCCATAATTGTGGATCTCGGTCACCTCTGCGTCCAAAGTGATCATAAACACAATGCAACACTTCGTGCCCAAACAAAAATTCTACTTCTTTAGGCTTGAGCAATTTAATAAAGCGGCTATTATAATAAAAGTTGCGGCCATCTGTTGCGGCAGTAGGACACCATTCGTCTGCATTGACAAGTTTCAAACGAGTTGCTAGGTTACCAAAGAAACTGGCCTTAAGCAACAAGCCCACACGAGCTGTGGTCAGAATTTCTCGGACTTCGCGATCCAGTTTTGTATCTATTGGACCAATTAGGTTGGCAAATTTCTTTGCGTCTTTAGTATCTGCAGTTGTGCCTTTAGTAGCCATAAAATTCCTTTGTTGCTTTACAGTAGTTATTATAGCAGATTACAATTTAATCGTCAAGCTATAGATTGTTTGCTTTCAACAGCCAAATGTGGAATATCTGCTGGATTTGCCAATATCCAGGCAATGGTGTCAGCTAATATATTTAAATCCAACCAAGTTGAATGTTCGGGTTTACCATCATTTAATCCACCGGCAGTGATGTGAGTGGTTCTAATATTATTTCTATTATTCAATTGTAAACTGCGATCTCGCAATGCTCGTTTCTGAATACTATAGCTTCCAAAATCAATATTATTTACTTTATTATCGTTAATTCCGGTGTATTCGGCACTGCTACCAATATTAATAATGTGTCCTGGAATATTATTTTCACTCCATACTTGATGTGTGGCTTCTAATAATGATAATTGCCCGCCATTGCAGATAAAACTACTGTTGATAAACACATTATAATTTTTAATATTATTTCGAAAATAAGTTTCACTACCAGTAGCCCAGAATCGTAAATCATACCCAGTGGTACGGCTTGCAAAATCCACAGGATGAAACTTTCTTTTTACAGCAGAAGCCACTGTATTATGTGCAGGATTACCGGTGCATAATATCATAATAATTCGCTCCATTCGGGGCATAATACTTTAAAATCAGTATTTCTTATATTGTCCAATCGAGATATTGTATTCCAAAAATGATTGTGTGCATTATCGGATATTGATAATGTGTTGATTAACTTGATTAATTCTGGGTGATTTTCAAACTTTTTAGCACTCCTACTTTGCGCTTCCTGACTCCAATGTGTGATTTTATAGTCGCCAATGGCCTGTTGGAAGATCAAGTTGGTTGGGTCACCGTATCTGTTGGTAGCAAAGTTTTGTTGATACCAATCTGTCAGCTCGTTGAGATAAAACAAGTTCAGATATCCCCACACACAATTTATATTGAACATGTGATTGTGCGGCATGTTATTGTAGTACCACTGCAGATTACCCACAACCTCTGTCCAGTCAGCACCTGTTCTTTGATAGTTAAATCTTGGACCAACATCGTCAATGCTAAAATACAGTTCTATTAATTTGCATTCTTCCCATAGTTTGAGAATTTCATCTGACACACGCTGAGTTCCGTTGGTGTTGTAAAACACACGCACATCGGCTAGTCCTTTGGACTGTTTGATTTTTTGTAATAGCCGCAGATGATTCTCAGTTAAGAATGGTTCTCCACCACCGTGAAAGTGTACGCTTTTGATATTCTGCAAAAGCTCTGTGTCGTGTACTTCTAGTTGGTTAAACTTGTCGTATTGAAAGTTCTCTATTGAGTGCAATGGATACATCTTTTCGTAGTCAGGTATCCACTTGGTGCTGTTTTCGGGTCCGCAAATAACACATTTAAGATTGCACAAATTGCCCACACTGTAGTCTAATCCTTGAGGCCCGCGTGTGGTGTCAATGTTGGTATCTTGATGGAATTCTTCATAAAGACGTTTGGCTCCTAGCCGACGACTTTCTAATCCATTACATTCGGCACTGTAACATGCTTCGCATCCTGCAATAGGAATATCATTTTCGACATTGAACTTGAGTTGATTGTGCTCAGGACTGTTCCACACACGATCAAGATCAAATGTATCAGCTGTTTGGATGTAACCTTTAAAAAAACTACAAGGATTATAGCCCAGCTGACCATTGTGTGACCATATAGCTAGGTTTTTATAAATCTCATAGCAGAAGTATTTTTTATCCTTCATTAATTAATTGGTGTGTATTCAATGCCTGTGGTTGCTAGACCAACCAAATTGATGTTTTGAATATTTAGTGCAGTGTCGGCTGCTAGCATAGCAAATTCACCGGTGGACATGGTATCAAGCAATGGAAGCAGTGCGGCTTTGTTTTCTGCGCTAGGAGCAGACCCAACAATGTTTTTCCACACAAGAGATACAATTTGATCGGGAGTATCAGCATGAGCAAGACGTAATGCGGCAGCGGCAAGATTCTTAGCCGGCAATCCTTGATCCAATAAATCAAGTCCAATTCCTACATATTCTTTATTGGAAACAGCACTCTTGCCAAAAACAGCACCTAGCAGTTTGGCAATGGTGCCTGCGTTGCCATCGATGTCTATTGCAACACTTGTGTTGGCAAATTCTAATCGTTCTACAGATACCACTTTGGTTTTGTCTGCGCCGTGTGTGATAATGTGATGCCCTTGCAAATTCTTAGACACAGAGTTGGTGTTAGCAAATTTAAACACAGCAGTGTCACGTCCGCCTGCGCCAATGATATAATCAGAACCTCCTAAACTGAGCAATCGGTCATCGCCGGTGTTGCCTACCAATGTGTCAGACCCGCTTGTGCCGTAATACAAGGTATGCCAGCCCCAGTCTTGACTGATGTACTTGCTAATAACATCTTCTGCTGACGGCATATGATTTAAGAAAAAATTAGATTTAACGTAGGTATTATATGCCTGATTTTTTATCTGGTTACCGGGTGCCTGAATCCAGTTGGCTTCGGTCCAGGGTGCATATTGATCAAAAGATACACCGTCAATTTTATCTTTAAGATAGTTGCCCACAAATTCAAAAAAGGATGTAATCCAGGCCTGCATTATTTCATTATCAATTTTTACGCCAGCGCCGTTGGCACTAGTGGCTTTGTAACTGGTAGAGGCAGCAGATGTTCCAGACCCCCACAAATAATCTGACAGATTAATAACTGTACCTACGGCATTTTGAGCAGGGGAGAATGCCAAGTTTGATAGTTTTACTTCTTTGGATTGATACTTATTAACTTGTTGTAGCAACAGATCATACGCATTTTTAGATCCAGAACTGTCTTGTGTACGGAAATAACTTGGAATAATTTGTTCTGGATCATACAATGGTGTGGTTGATAGAACAGGATTAAAAACCATGTGAACCACATCCACTAGGCCCCATATTGCATTGTTACTGAATTCGTATGTTGACGTATATCCTAACTTGCCTGTATAAACTTGTCTAATAGAAGAAATTACATTTTGCCAATCACTAGCATAAGATGCATTTTCAAAAAATGAATTTTGCTTTCCTATTATAATTTCATCCACTTTATGCGTCTGTGCCAATTTGGCTATCATGGTTTCATAACTCTTCACCGAATTAAAAAATACACTGGCAGGCGGTATAATACTTTTCTTTGGATTTACTCCAATGGCTCTATCTGTTATTGGATCAACAATGTTTAATTCTAAATTCACTTTAAGTCCAAGACCTTTTGCGTAATCTACAATTTTCCATATGTCTTTGGGTAAACTTTTATCAGTATTGTAAGTTCCTGCTGGTGTAGTAAGTTGCAATTCTCCAGTGACAACATTAATAGGAACATTGGTAGTGATGTCTACACTGTCAAATCCAAGTGCATATATTCTATCTACTGTTTTTTTAACATTCTCAAATGAATTAACTAGCAAACGATCTACTGTAAAATCATTAGGTTGATCAAATCTCAAATCAATATGTGCAGAATAATCTGGCATAATTTTACTCCTTAGGGTGTGAAAGAACAAACCAATTTAGTACTTTGTCGGTAGCTACATAAATTCTATAATCATTATACTTGGCACAATATGCCCATACAGGATTGATATCATCGGGCGCAAATAGCAGTGGATTGGCACTCCAGCTTTTGATCATTGCAACTCGAGTTTCAACGTCTTGGCTCCACCCAAATGTTTTATTAAACCATCTACGTGCATGATCAAAATCCAGTACGCCGGTACCTGTCCAGTGAGTCCTTGAGAACTCAATCATGTATTGAAAGGAGTCTCGATGACTGTATCTACCATCTAATTTGGTAACATTGTATTTCATGTTGCAATAAAAAGGGACCTTGCGGCTCCTTTTTGTTTTAAGCCGATGCTTGCAAAATGTACTTGCCGTACTTTTGGTGGAAAGCGTCAAAGTTTTTCAACTTGGTAGGCTGGAATGGCAAGTTGTATGTGGTAAGTGCAATACGAGCACCCATCACCACAAGTTCTGTCTCAAAGTTTTTCATCATGTAGCCAAAGAAATTGTCTGACATTGCATGGAAGTCCTTGTCGGGAATCTTACGAGCCACTGCATCTTTAAGTTCGTAGCACATGGAGATTACCAAACTGTACATGGCACTGACTTCTTTAACATCCAATTCTTTGACCTTGCCACTTAAGATATCCTCTGGCTTGGGCAGTTTAGAACTGATCTTACGATGAGCCATAAACTTAACAGCAAGACCTTCGCCTACTGTACCAGCAATTAAGTTGGTCAGGGTGTCGTTGTCGCCATCGTTGGCAGTCAACAGTTCACTCACAAAAGTCCATGAGCGAGGGGTAGCAAAGGCGCGGCTGGCACTCTTGGCATCAAAGTCGTATAAGTCTTGCTTGGCAAAACTCAAGTAACCCACAACATCTTGGTGGATGTTGTTTTGTACAGCCCAAGTTTGATAACTAGCAAAATCCACTTTCATCTCTTGGTGGATGAAACGATTAGCAAGCGGAGTAGGCATACGATATGTAACACCTTTGTCACTCTCACGATTACCTGCGGCTACCATAACAACATTGTCGGGCAATTTGTACTTGCCAACACGACGGTTAAGAATTAACTGATATGCCGCAGCCTGTACACTGGGCGCCGCCGAATTCATTTCATCTAAGAATAAGACCACAATAGGATA